CATCACATGCTGTTTCAGTGCCCTGCCCTTCGCCTCATACCCGGCATCTTTCGGACGATACGGCCCCTGATAATGTTCCGCGAACAGAATGCGCTCTGTGGCGGGGAAATACGCCCGCAGGCTTTCCTTGTTGCACCCGTTCCAGCGTCCGGACGGCTTCGCCCAGATAATATGGTTCAGCACACTGAAGCGTTCACGCATCATGATTTCAATGTCAGATGCCAGGCGATGGCCACAGAACAGGTAAAGACTTCCGGCAGGTTTCAGCACCCGCCAGAACTGCGCAAGACACTGGTCCAGCCACTTCAGGTAATCATCGTCGCCCTTCCACTGGTTATCCCAGCCCTCAGGCTTCACTTTAAAGTATGGCGGGTCTGTGACTATCAGATCGACAGAGTTTTCCGGTAAGGTCTGGATAAATTCCAGGCAATCAGCGTTGATTAGCTCACAACTGGATATTTTTACAGTATTAGCCATAGACCAATAAGCACTTCTCTGATAGGCTCATTCTGCTTTTGCGCAAAGCAGTGGGCCTGAGGTTTGCTTGTGATCCGGACGCATGAGCAGATGGCTGGTGAGTGCCCCTAACACCCACCAGCCGCCCATTTACCACAAATAAAAAAGCCTTCAGGACTGAAGGCGTCTGTAACAACCGAACTGATAGTCTGCCAGACCCGCCATAACAAGCTGGGTCAGTATTAACTGACAGCGTTCGCGTGAAAGGTACGTATTCTGTGCAATCTCCCCGACTGTCGCCGGTTCGGTGACGCTTAATTCATTAAACACCACTCTGGCGGTTTCTGTCATATCCTGCTGTTTCAGCATGTCTTTTCCCCTTTTCCGGTTAACGTGACACACCAATAACTCTTGTCGAAAAAGCCAGCAAGCTGAAAGAACGGTATGCACCGCCGCCAGCGCGTTTACTGTACTGGACAGATTTCAGCCATAAAAAAACCCGCTCGCGGCGGGTTTAAGCTGTGTGGCAAAGTAACCACTCTTAACATACTGACATACTTTTTGCGGACCGCACTAATCATTTTTTACTTTTTTAGCAGCCAGTCGTCCATCTCCAGTCTTACCCCCAGCACAGACAAACATCCGTCAATAAACCCTTCGGCTATCTGCATCTCAATTCGTATTGCTTTTTCGCTTTTCTTTCTCGTCCTGGCTATCTGTCTTTTTGATATTCGCAACAAATAATGAGCAATGAGAAGCGAATACTCCTCAGGTTTTTTCTGCTTCAGACGAGCAAGACAGTTTTCAATGATAAGTCCGTCATCATCGCAGCAGGCCGGACGTGGTTTAGTGGCAGATGGTAAAAGTCCTTTGAATCCGGCAGCGATCGGAGAATAGTCCACCCCGGTGTTACCACTTGCAGCCCATGCCCCCCAGCGTTCAAGAACCATCTGAATATCACGCATCAACTTTCTCCACAAAATCAGGACAGCACACCAATCGCCAGCGCGCGATCGATAAAACGAAATATCAGCTCCAGTTGGGAACCATACTTCTCTTCAAATGCCACGGTATCCGCATGCAGTTCGTCATGGTGTTTTCTGCACAAAGGCAACACAAAAAGGTCATGCGCTTTAGTACCCATTCCACCCTGACCATGGCCAATCAGGTGATGCGGATCGTCGGCTGGCTTACCACAACATGCACACGGCTGCGTCTTAACCCAGCGCGTGTACTTTTCATTAACCCAGCGGCGACGTTTTGGGCGTAACATAAAAGACTCCGGCGACTCCGGATCCACTTTCAGCGCCAGCACCTTTTTCGCCTTATCCTGGATGATGCTGGTGGCAGGAACCGAAGGCACAAGGTCACTTTCCCGGGTGACAGACGGCACAACAGGCTTCGGTAATCTCAGTGCCTTACGGGCTGCACTTTCCGGTAAGGCATCCGCCAGGTCCTTACGAATCAGCCACCAGCACAGTTCCGGCATTGTCACAACGTGACTGTCATCAAAACCAAGATCACGGCGCACAACAGACAACACCCAGCGGGCACAGTTATCCGTTGCCATTGCTTCCAGCCGTTCCGTGAACTGGTCACGGAGAAGATTGTCACAGTGCCAGCACAGACGGATTGCGCCTGGCGCGTGCCGCATTGTGGTCATGTTCTCGCTGTGCCAGTCGGAATGAGGCCACTGACAGCCTTTTTCACGAAGTAACCAGCTCTCAAGGCATTCCACGCCACCAGCACGACGGATCACCGCCTCATGGCGGAACACGGCCCGAACGGCAGGATCATCCGCCAGCGGTTGTGATGCTGCCGGAACGGCACCACTGGCAAAAGATGAATAACGTTCCGGCTCAGGCTCCAGCAGGACACGCCCCTGCATAAACAGGGGCATCAGCTCTGAACCGGGTCTGAACAAGACGATCCCCATACGCGGGGCAATTTCAGGGGTCAGCAGTGCTCTCACGGTCACCTCAGCGAACGGTATTGCATGAACGCAGGAGAAAAAAATTCAGCCATCACGCAGTAAACTCCTTCACCAGCGTTTCAAACTGGCTTACCTGTCCTTCCAATTCCGCCACGCAATCCACCAGCTCATCCACCGCCTTTTGTGTGCGGTGTTTTGCCTGCAGCAGATCACGAAGCGCCGGAGTAAGCTGCTTGCGGAGCGTATCTTTTTTCACGCTCGTTTTTTCCATCTGTTCAGCACAACGAAGCATCTCCTGCGCCTGCCGACGAAGTTGTTCCGGTGAAACAGTGATTGTTCTGTTGTTCAAAATAAACGCTCCGTTTTACTGCCCGACATGCGGTTATTGCTGTATCTGCGCGGATTGCCCGGCGTCATGGGTGTGGAAAGAACCCGGGCACTCTCCTGGTCCACAGGCAGAAAATGTCCGTTATGAAAACGCCGGTAAATGGTCCCGAGCGTGCCATTACGCTGTTTCGTGATGTTGATTTCTGCTATGCCTCTGGCCTGAGTTTCCGGGTTGTATACCTCATCCCTGTAAAGCATCAGAATGATGTCGGCATCCGCCTCGATTTCCCCGGAGTTTTTCAGGTCCGAGTTCATTGGGCGTTTATTGGGTCTGGATTCCACGCCGCGGGAGAGCTGGCTCAGAGCAATCAGCGGAAAACCGCCGGATTTTGCCAGGCTTTTAAGTCCCTTTGAGATTTCCCCCACCGCAAGGTCGTGACGCCCCGTGCTGCGGGTTTTAATCAGGCCGAGGTAATCGACCACCACCAGCGCCGTTTCCGGGTGTTTCATCCGGTGGTGCTTCGTGGTTGCACATATCTCATCAATGGTCAGGTTTGCCTGGTCCACCATCCAGATATTACGCCCCGTCATTCGTCCCACGCCCTGTGAGAAACGTGCCCAGTCTTCGTCTTCAAAACGGGCAACAGACTTAAGACGGGATACCGGCATTCCCCCTGCAGCAGACACCATACGTTCACCAATCTGGATGTTCGCCATCTCCATGGTGAACAGAAGCACGCCATGCCCCTGCTCAGTCACCTTGTCGATGATGTCCAGCGCAAGTTCGGTTTTCCCCATCGAAGGACGGGCGGCAATGAATACCAGGTCTCCGGGCTCCATACCGCCCGTTTTTGCGTCCAGTTCATCAATACCGGTCATCAGCGCCCTGGATTTCTCCAGTCCCTGATTGCGGCATTCAACACGGTCGACCACTTCCGGAAGGACATCATCAATGTGAACCGGCTGAATGACGCCCTTTCCGGTCGACAGTGAGGCCATCATGTTCTGCGCATCCTTCAGGGCATCCTCGGCTGCTTCACAGGTATACGCATCACGTAAATTCTGTAATGCTTCAGTCAGTGTTTTTTCTGCATCGCGCAGTGCGGCATTGCGCCGCAACGCTGCGACATAGTGCTCCAGTGAAGACTTCACCCAGGTTTTGCGTCCGGTGTCGGTAATCACCGGGGCAAGTTCCGGCATCTCATTGCACAGCAGTACGGGGTCAATGACGCCGGATATGCGAGCCTGTCTGCAAATCCCCGCGTAAATATCCCGGTACTGACGCACAAAAAATACATCCGCCGGAAGTGTGGCCAGAATATCCATCACTTCCGGATCGGCCCCACGCAGAAAAAACGCACCGATGACAGCGCCTTCCAGGTCATCGTTACGCCATGCCGGGGTGTTCTGGCTGGTCATGCGGCAACACCTCCGATACGAGAACGGTAGCTGGGCCAGTTAAACGACAACCAGTTGCGCCCGCCATCGGTGATCCTGTCGGCAATCCGGGGACTGATGAACGCCCACAATTCTTCCGGTGAAAGGTTGCTGATCAGGATAGTTGGCAAAATACCCTCATACCGGGCATTGATAATTTCCTGCAAAATGGCCATTTCAGCCGCACTGCCAAACTGAACGCCGACTTCGTCGACAATCAGCAAATCCAGTGACGCATAATGCTCAATGACGTCATCCGCTGTTTTTTCACTGTCATTCCGCCAGCAGTTTTTCACAGCCCGGGTAAGGCGCATCACGTCGGTGATCTCCACACTGGCCAGATAGTTACGGATGATGTGTTTTGCCATTGATACCGCCAGATGATTTTTCCCGGTACCGCAACTGCCGGTCATAACAAGACTGGTACCGTTCTCCAGCATATCTGGCCAGTTCTCCGCATAGCGGCGACAGGCCGCAAGATTTCTGGCTGCGTCAGGATTAACCTCCAGATAATTATCAAACTCGCAGTCCCGAAAACGCAGAGCAATTCCGGCGTTATCAGTCAGTTCTTCCGCCTTGAGGGACGACAGCTCCATGGTCAAATCGTTGGCCTCAGCTATCAAGCAGTCAGGGCAGCATGAAATTTTTTCTCTGTCCTCGCCATTACGATCCCTCCACACCAGAATATGTGTGTGGTATTCGCCATGTTTTTCGCAACACCCGCGCCCTTCACGCATCCAGCAGGAACGATAAGGCCATGGTTTTTCGCCCTTCTGAGCAAATGCAATCTCTGCCCGTAACTCATCCATCCGCGCCTGTAGTCTTGTTTGTTGTTCACGCAGGTTAAACGTCATCATCGCTGTCACCTCAGAATGTCAATTTGTCACTGGATTTACCGAATTTGTCAGACATGGCTCCCAGGCCAGCCAGGACATCGACCTGTCGCTGTCGCCCACCTCCGGGAGCTGCTGGCTGTTGCCAGAAATCTTCGAAGTGACGATCGGGTCCAAAGAACGTCGACGCCTGCTTCACGAACTGGGTGCCGGTATTTCCTGAGACACGCACCCAGGCAGCATAGCGTTTCACACCGTTGAGCATGGTTTCTGGTGTCACACCTTCCCTGATTCGGGCTTTCCAGGCTTTGAAGGCTGCTGACTTGGAATTACCACCAGCACGTTTGGGATATTCCTGCCAGGCCTGTTCAAATTCCGGTGAATATTCCTGTCTGGCAGAACGCGCTGGTGCAGACGCGTCAGCGGATGCGCCAATATCTTGCGGTTCATGTTTTGAATTTACTGGTGGTTCATGTTTTAAACCTTGTGGATCTGGGGTCAGATTCTGAAGGGTCAAACGCGTATTTTTGCCAGAATCTGAAGGGTCAAACACGCCTGAACATACAGATTCTGACGGTTCAGATTTTGAAGGTTCAGATTTTGAAGGTTCAGAATCTGAAGGGTCACGTAATACTGAAAGTCTGCGCTGCTGTTTCAGTTCTGCAACCTTATCCCGCTCTGTTCTGGCAAGCAGCTCAAGCCGATCAGCATTCAGATGATAAAGATTGGACGTATTACGGTTACCTTTGCGGCGTGACTGACGCGTCAGCCAGCCATCAGCCTCCAGTTCGGAGATTGCCGTTCTGACTGTACTTTCTCCCAATCCAAGCTGTCGACATATGGTTTCAACACCTGGGTAGCACACCCCGTCATCATTCGAATAATCCGCCAGGCGCGCCATAATCATCAGTTTTGCACCTTTGATGCCATATGCTGCACATGCATCCCAGACATTACCTAGGATTTTGCTACTCATACGGCACCTCCCAGACGCTTAAACATTTTTCCGGACTGAAACGCCACCAGCGGATAACTCAGGGTATGAGTACGTCCCTGAACCTGGCAGACAACCTTCTGGCTTTCTGTATTGACCAGGCAAACCCGCAGAACGTGTCCGTTGCTGGTGGTGAACCACTGCCCCACACGGGGGCAATGGTTGTATCGGTGATACAGGAAATTAACGATGTGGCGGATCATGGACGCACCTCCTTGTCAGAACCATTCAGCCAGGAATCAACAAGTGCAGCACCAAAAACAGCATCACCTACACGGTCGTACAGTTTGCTGGCCAGCGGAGATTCAACAGCCTTAAGCATTGGATAAAGCTGGCTTGTCCAGATTTGATGGATTTCACGCAAATGCAGGTATACGCCTCTGGCGTTTCGTGCGACAGCTGACATATCAGACGCATCGGCACCTGATAAACTCTTCTCCATCTGGTTAAAGGCATTGATGTATGCCTCTTTGAACCGGGTAGCACGTTTACCAGTGAAGCCCATAGCAAGAAACGCAAAGCCGTCGCGGGTGATTTGGTAGCAGGGAAGTTTGCGGCCTGATACGTCAGTGTAATCACTGGGCTGAAAATTCAGCTCAGTAAATTCGGCAGAGCATTCAAGAGACGCAATTTTTTGAATGACATTTTTGTGTTGTTTGCGGAAATAACTAGCAACAGACAGAGAAGAAGTAACCACTTTGCCAGCAACAATGCAAAGTTCAGGTTGAGCGATGGTTGGGAGAGTAGTCATGATGACAGCCCCTTCTGTGAGTTTAAAACACTCACCACATGGGACGCCAATCACAGAGGTGGTGAGACGTACAGGGTTGGCGTAACCGGTCACAGAAGAACCCGGCGCATCTTGCGATGCCCCTGCACGCCCCACCATAATTTGGGCGTAGCAATGCTCATGACACGAAAAAACCGCATGAGCGCGGTTATGCTCTTCTGTAAATTTCAGGACGCCAATCCCAGCACCCGCTTTATAAGGTGCCAGAACAGTGTAACGTCCCGGAATGGCAGAATCAATATTCAGGTAGCGGATCATGGACGCACCTCCGCCGTAGTTACGTATTTAACCGGGCTACCTTTCATTGAGATGGTTTCACACATCTCTGCCGCTTTCAGTTCCGCTGTTTTTCTGGATTTATAGCGACGGTGCCAGACAGATACATCCGTGCGAACTGATACATCGTTTCTGTATTCAGTTGTGGAAATAATAATTTCGTAACTAATCATGGACGCGCCTCCCACTGATTACGGCGGAAAGCGGTAAGATTCAGGCTGTTCCCTGCCTCATGGAATGCTTCAATGCAGCTCTCGTAGTACCGCATTGTGCGTAGACTTAACCCAAGCTGAAGCATCATCAGGCCATCAAAGGTGATGTAATAACCACGCAGGGAGTCACCATAGATGTGATAAGTACCCGGTATGAAATTGCGGGTAAAAAATTCGCGCGAGCAGTTCAGATACTCGATTTTGTCGACGATGTTCTGGTGCATGCGCTTGAAATGGCAGGCAACATGCAGGGAGAAAATAACGGCCTTGCCGTTGACGACTTCGATTTTCAGGTATGGGGAAGTTGGGTCTGTAGCCATGATGGCAGCCTCCGTATGCAATGGATAACTTCCACCACCGGAGCTGCGAAACTCACTGGTGGCAGACTGAACAGGGTTCGCAGTACCGGCGCATACGGAAACCGGCGAGCCTTTCGGCTCCCCTGCCCAGCCCACCATAATTCTGGCGTGCGTGAGCGCGGACGATAAAAAAGACGCTGGCGCGTCGTATATCGCCGTATGCAATTCCGGGCTGCGACCCCCGGCACCCGCTTTATAAGGTGCCAGAACAGTGTAACGTCCCGGAATTGCAGAATCAATATGCTGGTGGCGCTTCACACTCAACAAAATCACGACGAAACAACCACAGCGGGCTGAAGCATTCATGCGGATAACCATCACGCAGGTAAATAACCCGCTGTGTTTCAGGCTCCCAGCGTATAATGTGGACGCGACGCCCCCTTCCATCACGGAACCAGCGATTGAGTACTTGCATGTGTTACCTGTGAGCATAATTACACCTGCCAGCCCAGCGCCTGGAACAACCCCATTTTCGGGTGATACCAGCGTGCACCTCGTGGCTCTGCTTCACTCATCATGCGATGAAAAGCAGCCATGAAAGGTTCTACTGCAACAATCGCGCGACGCGACAACAATCCATCCGGCGTCATGAACTCATGGGTGTCGGTAGGGATCTGATATGCGTTCACCAGATTGCGGCATTTCGCATCTGACATACCCGTTTTCGCCACCAGCTGACGGTAGCCTGCATAACCATCGCGTATGGTGCCTCTTTTGATTTTCTCGACGGTTTCAGTAACGTGGGTGACTTTCTCTTCCACCTGCTCAAGACGTCTTTGTTGACGAACGGCTTCAAGTGCCATTGCAGCAACCATTTCAATCTGGCTCATCGGTTTACGGATTTGTTCTTCCAGTTCACGCCAGCGATCTACCAGGCGGGCAGTGAATTCAGGGCAAAGCTGTGCGACAACAATAATGCTGTCGCGTTTGCCTCGTTCACCTTCGAATACATACGCGCTAGAAAATCGGCGAGGCCCAAGTGATTGTTTATTCTCAATTTCCACAGTCTGTGGAAATTGGATGATTCCCTTTTTAGCCAGTGTTTCAATAGTTCTCTTAACACTATCTGGTCTGCTTCCCACCAGCTCAGCTATCTCAATACTGGTCATGGATGCTTTATCGGTAAAAATTGTTGTATTCACTGTTTATCTCCTTCGCACACTCCATCTTCTGTGTGCGCTAAACTTGGGTGTGGGAAAAGCTCCGGTAGATCAGGACGAAATTCATACGCCTGGACTTTCCCATCGACCGCCTTAACCAGAGACGGAACAAATTCAGGAGAAATTTTTTTCTTCCCATTCAGCCAGTCGCAAATTGTTGACTGCGCGCGACCACAACGCCTAGCCAGAGCAATCTGGCTTCCCGCAATATCTACAGCCTTGGCTATACCTTCATTTTTCATATCGACCTCCAACCTGATTTCATTCACTATAGCGATTGATTAAAGCGATTGCAATGTACGGAAAAGCGGTTTGTGTATATATCGCTAAGGCGATATACTAAAAGGGCAGAAAAAGGAGGACTTATGAGCTTTTCAGACAGGCTACAGTTAGCTATGACTATCCGCGGATACTCGCAGGGAAAACTGGCCAGAGAGGTTGGCATGGCTCAATCGAGCGTAAATAAACTGGTTAATGGTGCCACAGGCTCCAGGAAAGTTGTGGAGATAGCCAATACCCTGAACGTGCGCCCCGAGTGGCTATCGTACGGTGTTGGTCCTATGACCCCAGAAGAAAGCACATCCTGCAATCCGACACCACAGGTATCATATTCCCCGCTGGAAAATGATAAGGATATTTTTCGTGTGGAAGTCCTGGATATCGCTGCCAGCGCGGGACCAGGAACATTCCTTGTTTCAGATTTTGCAGAAACGGTCCATGCTATAGAATTTTCACATGACGCCGCAAGACGTCTGTTCTGTAGCAGGCCAGCAAATATCATAAAGATGATAACAGTTGATGGCGACAGCATGGCTCCTACTCTGTGTGCAGGAGATCAGGTGTTTGTCGACGTATCCGTCAGAAATTTTGAAACTGACGGTATCTATATTTTTATTTTTGGGCACACTTTCCATATCAAACGCCTGCAAATGCAAGGGATGCAACTTGCTGTTATATCAGACAATCCGGCCTACAAGGAATGGTTTATAAGTGAATCAACTGAAGAACATCTATTCATAATGGGGAAAGTTCTCATTCATCAGTCAATCCAGTATAACAGGGTCGGATAAGTCAACATCACCGGCAGCTGTATTGCGCAGCTGCTCTACTTTCCTGTATCTCAACTCCCTACGTATCGTCTCATTTCTCTCATAATCTGTTCTTTGCTGCCCAAAATACATAGCTATAGCGATTGACACAATCAAACGCTTTGGCTATTGTAAAATTAAAACAACAGGAGGCTCATATGAAGCATGCAGTTAAGGTGATGGATGAAATTGCAGCACAAATACAAGAAAGCGGCTCGCTGCTTGGAATGATCTATTCCTACATGTCAGAAAACGGAGCAGAAAGTGAGAGGGTTTATAATGCAATCAGATGCCTGATGCGTTCCCTGCAAAAAACAGAAGAAACAGCATCAATTTTTGCAGAAAAACTATGTGAGGCAAAAGCTATGGTTTCGCATGGTCACTTTTTTGGAAAAATCCGTGCCCAACGTGAAGCCTGCGGTTTGACGACCACCGAACTAGCCAGACTACTCGATCTTGACGAAGAGATTATTCTGCAATGGGAGAGTGGAGAGTTCGAGCCAACCATCAGCATGCTTATCCCCCTGGCAAACGTCCTGGGATGCGATCCGCTTTCTCTGCTGAGTGAAAACAATACCGCAGTACCTGTGCGCGTAAATGCTCCTGAAGCCCATATGGAAAGTATTGGCACACGCATCAAAAGCGCACGTAAAAAACTGGGATTAACCGAATCTGATCTTGCCCGCATGATTAATACCTATAGCGACCCCATAAATGACTGGGAATGCGGTATCTGTGAAGTTCCTGCTGATCAGATAGTACCACTGGCCAGTGCTCTTAATTGTGACCTGATGTGGTTGTTAACAGGCAAATCAGAAGCAAAGGAGTAGCAACAATGACTGGCAATATCCATGATAAGTATGAAGGCTTATGCCTGGCACCAGATTCCTTTGCAAACAATATCCATAATTTATTATGCGCAGTTGTTGTATTACAAATGTCAGACAACGATGCAATAAAAAGAACAGGTGATGAAGTTCTTGAATTTGCACGTTGCTATGCTGAAGCAGCTGCTGAAAAAGAACTAACCAGTTAAATAGAACAAGTCATCTCCGGATAATATATTACGGCTTAATCGCCGGGGATTATCACACACTTAATCCACAGGAGGTTTTATTATGACTTTTATAAAACATAAGGCATCACACAAAACAGCCTGCCTTATTGCACAACACGGGAAAAATCACATGCATATTGCCTGCTTGTTTCTGCGTAAAGCATACGGGAGATAATAATGCATCAGAAAACAGCAGAACACGAACAAACCAGAGTATTGCTGACCATCAAAAACGGGAAAGTAATATTAATTCGTCATGTTCATGACGATGAATTTGTAGGAAATCTTTCAACATTCCTGTTTATTGCAGAAAAGGCAGGATATGACGTTATTGCACCAGCAGATGAAGATGAGGAATAAATTTCATGCAATACGCTGAATTCCAGGCTGAAGCAACAGCCAATGGTATACAAACAGGCAGTATGACTATTGATTATCACGACGCCATACGCCGTCTGGATGCTGGAGAATTCGATACTCCTAATGTGCGAGGTTTACGTATCCTTCAGTGTCTCGCGCAAGCTGACGAAGCAGGATTACTGGGAAAACTTCCGGTTGAGATGAAGGTTGCCCAGTGGCGATGGTTGTATGTGACGACATTCATCAACGAAGAAGAAGACAAGAACGGCACAATTGATGTCCCGAATGAACACGGAACAACAGATCGCGCCGTAATATATAACGGGAAGCATGGGGTTATGACGATATATCCCGGCCCTATTCGGTTTGCCTTACAGCAGTATATTGAATGGAATTTAATTCAAAAATACGGCGAGGCAGAAGGAATGGGTAGAGCACTATTTCTTTATCAGAAAATGCTCATTACATACCCAGATAAAGGTTTCATTGTTTCAGACATGGGGCGAGAAGGGCTTGAACTCCTTCTGGATGAAATGATTAACGACCTGAATACTCATGGTATGCCAGAAGGCCAGTGACACATTAAATATTAAGAAGAATATAATTCTTCCGTTTTTTACTAACCGTTTATATGAAAAGCAACCGTGACTTAAGCAGAGTAAAACTGCTTTTAATCCTTGCCACAGTACTGACAATAACAGAAATCATTATTCTCTTTATTGCGCTGTCTGTCAGTTAAAAATATCGGGATACCACATACCAATGAGACTGTATTTCACAATAGTAATTTTACTGGCAATTATCGCATGCATTTACGGATTACTCGTTCCGTTCCTTATATCCATGAAGGATACGATAGCAGTTATTTCTGGCTTTGCACTGGCGTTTCTGACCCCGCCCTGCATTTATGCCATTTACAAGGGTCTTTCTTTCACTAAGGATAAAAAATGAAAAAAATTATTTTTGCTTTAGCCATTGTTCTGCCGACCATTGGCCTTGTCGGCTGCGATCGCGTTGAACCCGGTAATGTTGGCATCAAAGTAAATAAACTGGGCGACGATAAAGGCGTCGGTGAGGTGGTCGGTGTTGGTCGCTACTGGACTGGCTGGAATACTGAAGTTTACATCTTCCCAACCTTCAAACAAATGAAGACCTACGATGAGCCGTTCAGCTTCCAGATGAGTGACGGCACAACCATTGGCTATCACATCGGTGTTGCCTACAAAGTTGATCCATCCAAAGTTACCACGGTGTTTCAGACCTACCGCAAAGGCGTGGATGACATTACCGACACTGACCTGCGCCAAAAGATCGCCGACGCACTCAATCGACTGGCCAGCAAAATGACCACTGACAAATTTATCGACGGCGGGAAGTCTGAACTACTGGATGCAGCTCTTAAAGACATTCAGGCAGAAATGACGCCCATCGGTATTCAGGTAATGAGTCTCTCATATGTGGGTAAGCCGGAGTACCCGCCAACCGTTATCGACAGCATTAATGCCAAAGTCACGGCGAACCAGAAAACCCTGCAACGCGAACAGGAAGTAAAACAGCGCGAAGCGGAAGCTAACATGTTGCGCGCGGAAGCTGCCGGACAGGCAGATGCGATTCGCACAAAAGCCCAGGCCGAGGCCGATGCTATTCGTTTACGCGGTGAAGCTCTGCGCCAGAACCCTGGCGTCATGGAGCTGGAAGCCATCAACAAGTGGAACGGTACTCTGCCGCAATACATGACCAGCGGTGCCAATACACCATTTATCCAGATTAAATAACTTATATGCCCGGCAGGCCGCCGGGCTAAGGGAGAATGTAATGAACGCATCCCAACTATTTGAGTATGAAGCCGGGGTTGGCAGGAAAAGTGTGGAGCCTCGCAGATTTCCGGCATCATAGTGCCCAATACGGGATGCATAAAGCTCCCTCAGACTGGAGACTCCACAAATGAAATATACACCGGTTGGCGTTGATATCGCAAAACATGTCATTCAGGTTCACTTCATCAATGAGCACACAGGGGAAGTGGTGGATAAGCAGGTTCGTCGTCAGGATTTTCTGGCGTATTTCAGTAACCGCGAACCCTGCCTGATTGGCATGGAAGCTTGTGGAGGCTCCCAGCACTGGGCGCGTGAATTAACAAAGCAGGGACACAAAGTCCGGTTGTTGCAGGCTCGCTTCGTTAAAGCATTCGTCATGGGCAATAAGAATGACGTGATGGATGCGCGAGCTATCTGGATGGCGGTACAGCAGCCAGGTAAAGAAATCGCCGTCAAAACAGAAGAACAACAGTCAATACTGGTTCTGCACCGTTCCCGCAGACAACTGGTGAAGTTCCGGACCGCGCAAATTAATGCCCTGCACGGGACGTTACTGGAGTTTGGTGAAACCATCCACAAAGGTCGGGCAGCGATGGAACGGGAGTTCCCTGAAGCACTGGAGCGGATGAAAGAGAGACTGCCACTGTATCTCATTACAGTGCTGGAAAATCAGTACAACAGGCTGAATGAACTGGACTCACTGATAGATGATATAGAAAAACAGCTTACCAGTGTGGCGAGACAGAATGAAACCTGTAGACGGTTGCTGGATATTCCTGGCGTTGGTCCACTTATTGCAACGGCAGCGTTGGCCATCATGGGGAAAGCATCAGTGTTTAAATCAGGGCGAGAGTTCGCGGCTTATGTTGGTCTGGTGCCCAGACAGACAGGCTCAGGAGGAAAAATCCGCCTGCTGGGAATAAGCAAACGTGGTGATAAATATCTGCGAACCCTGTTTATTCATGGTGCAAGGGCGGCAGCATTACTGACCAAAGAACCTGGGCCGTGGATAACCGAACTGAAAAAACGTCGTCCGGCCAGCGTGGCAATCGTCGCAATGGCAAACAAGCTGGCGCGAACGGTGTGGGCAATAGCCGCTCACGGACGTAAATACGACAAAAATCATGTCAGTATCAGGCCTTATTAATCGTTGATACCGATAAACATAAACTCTTTACAAAAGGGTGAATGCTGAAAGGTTGCGTGGGCAGCCGTAGTGATGACAACGACAGGTAAGACCGGGACTCGCTAAACCTGAATCTGCTCTGGAGATTAAAGCTCGCTGGGAGAATAAGGCGCGAGTCAGCGTATTACATAGGGGCCCGCAGCTTCATGGCTGCAACAAGGCCGGATATAGAGCTGCAACCTACCGTCAATGTCAAAACTACGAAAGCCTTGCAAACGGGATGCGTTCATATAAAAGCAGATGAACACCCATAATGCCCAACCGCAAATAATGAACTATGACCCGAATCTGACGTCATGCGGACGCATGGCAAAACAAACCGTTCGATTAACTTTCGGGTTATGGGAATACCGCGAAACATTCGAAGTTACTGTCGGCGGCAATCTGACCGGACTGGATGTTATCAGTTGCGCTATTGAAAGCCTGTACGCAACACTGCCTTATGAAGAAGTCGAGGATGAGCGCACAGGGGGAACAGATATCATGGCCACCATTAATATTGGCGAACTGATATGTCAGGATGAAGACCTGTCCGGAGAGAGCTGGCTTGCTGGAATGCTTGTAGCTGCAGAAATTATCAGTATTGAACCCGCTACAAATATACGGCTCTGAAGTTCTCGCTATTCAGAGAACAGGAGAAAAAATGTTCGATTTGATTAATCAAGGACAACTGTATACCGACAGCGCCGGTTACCCGGTAAAAATTATTCACTGCATAAATAACATCGTGTTGTACAGAAGAATGGATGGACGAACACAGTCGGTAAAAATAAACGATTTTAATGAACTGTTTGAACGAATCGATCACCTGGAATACCGACAAATTCTGGCAGAAACAGAACAAGAAGCTCATCTGAAAAAATTACGTGCCATGAAAAGGAAGTAAAGAATGAATAAAGCGTTTGAGCTATGGGTACGCCAGTGTTACGGCAATCGCTATGACCTGACGCGAGATGTTGACGGTTTCTACTGCCGTGAAGTTGTGAAACGAATGTTTGACGTGTGGTGCCACTGCCGTGGATGAAAATTTTATGAGGTTGGCATGCAGACAATCATCTATCAGATAACCCCCAGCAAATGGTGTACGGAGAGAGTCCTCATTGCATCAACAGGGCTAAAGCCTGGCACCATTGAGCGGGCAAGAAGAAAGTCATGGATGCAGGGAAAAGAATACCGCCATTACGCTGTAGAAGGTGATCCGGGGCACTACAGTGAATGCCTGTACAACATCGAAGAAATTATGCGATGGATCGAAAACCAGAAACAACCAGGTGCCAAAAATGCAAGTTCCGGTTAACCTGTTAATGCTCCTGGACGTCTGGGAGGTTTTATGAGTAACGCATCATACCCGACAGGCGTTGAAAACCATGGAGGATCACTCCGTATATGGTTTCACTATAATGGCAAACGTGTCAGAGAAAACCTCGGTGTTCCTGACACCGCCAAAAACCGGAAGATCGCTGGTGAGCTTCGCACTTCAGTTTGTTTTGCAATCAGAATGGGGAGTTTCGACTACGCCGCGCAGTTCCCTAATTCCCCTAACCTGAAACACTTTGGCTTGGGGAAAAGAGAGATAACAGTTAAGGCACTTTCGGAAAAATGGCTGGACCTTAAGAAAATAGAGATAGGAAGCAATGCATTCAGTCGGTATCAATCCGTGGTGAGAAACATGCTTCCTCGCATAGGGGAAAAACGTCTTGCTTCGTCTGTAACAAAGGAAGATTTACTGTTTATCAGGAAAGATTTGTTAACCGGGTATCATAATCTCTCTAATGGAAAAACAACGCCGGTTAAAGGGAGATCGGTAGTTACGGTTAATTACTACATGACGACAATTGCAGGAATGTTTCAATTTGCTGCTGATAACGGCTATATCGGGTCAAACCCATTTAACGGGCTGACACCATTAAAGAGATCAAGAACAGAGCCAGATCCGCTCACGCGTGACGAATTTATTCGCTTTATTGATGCCTGTCACCATCAACAAACGAAAAACCTGTGGTCCTTAGCAGTATACACAGGCATTCGTCACGGTGAGCTAATAGCTCTCGCCTGGGAGGATATTGATTTAAAAGCTAAAACAATGACTATCCGTCGTAATTATACAAAACTCGGGGAGTTCACTCTACCAAAAACAGAGGCGGGAACTGATCGTGTTATTCATCTTGTTCAACCAGCTGTTGATGCCCTGAAAAGCCAGGCTGAAATGACAAGGTTTGACCAGCAATATCAAATTGATGTCAAACTGCGGGAGTTCGGACGTAGCACAAGCCATGAATGCACGTTTGTTTTTAATCCGCAACTGGTGAAAAAATGCCAGCACGTCGGCCACCACTATAAAGCAGATTCCATCAGAGATTCCTGGGCATCTGCATTAAGGCGAGCAGGACTGCGGCACAGAAAAGCCTATCAGTCCAGGCATACTTATGCCTGCTGGGCATTATCGGCAGGAGCGAATCCAAGCTTCATAGCAAACCAAATGGGCCATGCAAATGCACAAATGGTATTCAACGTTTACGGTGCATGGATGGAAGATAACAATATCGGGCAAATAGAACTACTCAATAAGCAGTTGACAGAGAGTGTCCCATACATGCCCCATAGAGCCAGACTCTGA